AGGATACATATAGAGTGGCAAGGCATACCGCCAAGTCGCATAAAATAAGGAAAGTTGAGATTTTAGTTATACAAATTCCAATTCATAATGTAAGAGTAAGGTCTATCCGGCCTTGCTCTTTTCCTTTAAAATGGAGGTATGGTCTGACGAAATTTCCGATTGGGACACCACGCCCGCAGACAAATGTGTCAGCCAGCCTCCATTGTTTTGTGCTCGATTCAGCAAGTTGGGACATAGCTCCCGTTTCACGATTGAATATGTGCGTACTTTGGAAAAGCTGGATAGCCATAAATCGAAACGAAAGAAGGAATGTCAATGCTCGCAGTAGGAATCGATATTTCCAAGTCAAAAAGTGTAGCAGCCATCTTAAACCAAGATGGATCAATGCACACAAGTCCTTTTGAATTCCACCATACGCAGCCCGAACTAGACGCTTTCATCAAGTATATTTTGAATAGCAATCAATCTGCTACCATCTTAATGGAAAATACCGGGCATTACCATTATCCTGTTCTGAAAGCGTTTCGGGAAGCCGGGCTCCCTGTTTGTATGGTTAATGCCTATCAAATCAAGAAATTCGGAGACATGGATCTTCGCAAGGCCAAAACGGACAAGAAAGATGCAGTGCGGATTGCCAGATATGCATTGGAAAAGAGTTATTCTCTGGTTCCATACACATCTATGGAGCAGAAATACGAAGATTTGAAATTTTTGGCACGACAGTATAATCAGCGAATGCTTACCCTTAAAACCAACAAAGTATTTCTACTTAATCTATTGGATGAAACGATGCCTGGCATAACCAACATTCTGCCTCTAACGACCAGAACGCCAGAAACCAGTCTTTCCGTTCTCTTTATCAATCGTTTTAAATCCTACGATCGTATAAAGAAAATGGGAAAAAGTCGTTTCCTTGACGCATTTGAAAAAATCACAAGAAAATCTCGAAATCGCCAAACCAAAACATATGGGTTGGCAATTTACGAAGCTGCATTACGCAATATCACAACAAGAGGAGAAAACGAATACACTCTTGCGGCTCAAGATCAATGCCTTGAACTTGTCTGTGAATCCCAAAAGGCCGCTGATTCAATTATTCTAAAGATGCAGACATTGGCTGAAACATTGCCTGAATACGCCGTGCTGCGTTCTATGGCTGGTGTGGGTGATAGACTCGGTCCACTTATCCTTGCTGAAATTGGCGATATCCGCCGCTTTCACAGTGGAAAAGCACTCAACGCTTATGCTGGTAACGATGCGCCTCCATATCAGTCTGGAACATTTGAGAGCCACAATCGCCACATATCAAAACGTGGGAATGCGGCTCTCAGAAAGTATTGCTTTGAGGTTATGCAGGCACTCAAACTTACACAACCTCAAGATGACCCTGTCTACCTTTTTCTGCTCAAAAAGGAACAGGAAGGGAAACCGTATAATGTAGCTAAAATGGCCGGGGTCAACAAGTTTCTCCGCATCTACTACGCGAGAGCGATGGAAACGCTCAAGCAACAGTAACCACTGACTCCTATTATATAGTTTTTTCAAAAATCCACAACTGCTGTGGGTTCAATTTAATGCGCCCTTTTTCCAAAAGAAAATCGAAAAATCTATAAAAAACTCTTGACAAACACATTAGCAAGATTTGTCGCTCTGTTTCACCGATCAGGCAAAAGCAAGTGACCTTATTTATTCTTCCTTCTCTACGATTCCAAAATCAATCAGAATGTTCTTATCGGCATTGGGCGGATAAACAATACCCGTCATCTCATACTGATAACGCCGCACCTTCCGAAAGTCTTTGATCGGCTCCGGTGCATAGGCTGCTGTCTCACAGTGCTCAAATTCCGGCATACCAGCAAGGTCATCCGCTGCTGCTTTAATCAGAGCATCGGCCACATCATCAATGTTCTTTCCGATTTCAACGGCCACAAGTTCATGCTTTTTAATATCCTTATCAAGATCGCCAAAAGAGCGGTAGAGAATGTATTTCATGCGTCTTGTCCCTCCATATTCGATTCTTCGTCCAGCACCTTTTCAAGAAGCACCGTCAGTGTTGCGGCAATTCCTTCGAGGCTCTTTTTCTCTTCTTCGCCCTGGCGCATCACATAGTTGAGTGCAGCCTTGAATGCTGTTGTCCTGTCCACCTCGGTTTCGTTATCAAACCGGTCAAGGATTTCCTTAATCAACAGGGCAACTGCTTCTTCCTCCGGGGATAGCTCCGGTATATCAAACATGGAGGCCAGTTCTTCATCCTCCATAAGCGTCTCATATTTGAGGTAGGAGTGGTATTCTTCGGACATCAGCTCTTCAAAATAGTTGATCATGATATGGACACGATACCCGCCGCTTTCTTCGGGCGTGATACAAAGGTAGTGCGCTTTCTCACCAATGTCCTTTACAAAGGCCATATCCTCTGCATCGTCAAATTCCAACATTCTCAGATAGAGGTCGATATGCGCGTCCCAGTGCTCATAGTCCACAACACCGCGAATCCTTCCGTGATGCCGCTTTGCATAGTCATCGCACCGGTTGAGCAGATATTCGTAGTTTTCCTTATCCTTAGGCACAACCACCTTCGGGATTGAGTCCATTTTCTTTGTAAACTCTTCCATAAAGCCACCGGGGGCAAAGGCTCGCTCAAATACAGCCGTTGCGCGGTCATCTTTTTCTGCAATCTCATAATTGCGTTCAAATACGGTATTTTCCATTTTATATTTCTCCATGCAAATTCTATTGGTTCCGACTCACCTTGTTGGCAACGGGATGTTCAAAAGGAACATCGCAGCTAACGCCAAAATCCACGGGAGAAAAATGACAGGCAGAAGCAGGATTGCTTTGTGGTTCTCATAGTGATATTCCTCCACCGAAAACAGCTTGCGGGGATTATCCAAATAGTACAGATACAGATAAACAGGCGGTCTGGTTGGTTCTTTGAAGTAGGCGTGATATTCTCGCTCTTCACCCTGTAATTCGTAATGGTAGGTAGCGCTCCAATCATATTTTCCCACTTCGCCTTTTGGATGCTTTTTAACAAGAGCTGCCTTAATCACATGGTCCCTGCTTCGCGCAATATCCCGCTTGCGCTCCCAGCTCAGACGGGATGAGACTTTCCCATAAAGCGGAATGGCAATAATATAACCGCCAATTAGAATCGCAAATACAATTCCCCATTTTAACCAGTTGATGGGATCATCTGAAAATACTCCGATCAGCGCCTCTTTTATACTCATCTTCACACCTCCCGATTTGCTGTCTCATATCAATACTGAATGTTGCCTTCAAGGCATCTGGAAGTTTCGCAGTAAATTAAGGGATAGAATATTCAGATACAGATAGCCCAGCTCTGAAATATAGTCAATATCAATTTCAATCAACCTGTCCTGGAGCTGGTTGAAGACAAGCCTCATCAAATCCATCTCCGGCGCAGTATCAAACAGCTTTAAGCTGTGGATTGCTTTCTCAGCTTCATCCCATGTTTGGGATGCCTCGACCTCAGCGCTGGTCATCACCGCTGTTAGAATCTCGCTCACAAGCAGCTTGCCGTCCCGCTGGTTGATCTCGTCCCTGAGTTGGGCAAGCATTTTCTTCTTGTCCCGTATCGGATAGATGTCGCAGTTATCGTCGCATTCAATCGCAATAATCTCTGCAATGCACTCCCGCCAGACGGCATATCCGGCGTTGATCATGCCGTCTTCCGCGTTGGAATGCGCATAGCCTTCACAGTATTCGTCATAAAAGCTTTTCCCATCCAGTTCATGATGGACGCAGTAGATGTGCGCCAGCTCATGCAGGAAGATATGAAGCAGCTCAACAGGATGGTAGGGTATGTCCGTGCGGAGCAGGATGCCGTCTTTACCTCCGTTGTCCATCCCGATAAAGGAGGATGCCCGGAAATCGAAGTAGCCTTCCTCCTGATACCGGTCTTTTAGCCGGTAAGGGAAATACTGAGCGCAGAACTGCTCAAAGATTTCTTCCTGATCGTCGGTCATAAAGCAGGTAAGGATGACATTATCGCGGGAAAAGTCTGCATCCATCTTGTCGTTAAAAATCTCTATGGCACGGGCAAGATAGGAGTCATAGTTCAAATCGTTCGTCGCCTCCCTCTAAGGTCTTCATTTCAGGAAGTCGCTCCTATGTTCAATGCGCCGGAGATCATATCCGCTTTCCGCCAAGTGGGCAATTTTCAAGGCAACCAAATTGATGTCTGTTCCCATTGCCCGTGCAATCTGCTCGGATGTATAGCCGTAGTCATAGATGTACTCAAGAATCTCATCGGTGTCGAGCAGGATTTCAGCGGCAACGATGTTCGCCTCATACTCCGGCTTCGTGGTCATGTCGTATAACATGAACTCCTGTATTGCGCTTCCTTTTGCCAGATTGCGGTGCAACTGGTCATGCCCAAGCTCATGAGCACAGACAATCCGCTGCATCCGCCCGCTCAGGTTTTCGTTTATGAAAATAAAACGGCTGCGCTTGATCACCCGGTACATCCCTTTCAGAGGGCCGAAGTTCTCACAGAACAGGACCTCAATGCCAAGCTGCCGTGCTATGCTAAACGGATCTCGTGTCCCGCAGCGTTTCACAAGTCTGCTGCCGACCTTCGAGAGATTTTCAGCATTCATCGTCTCACCTCCCGCTGATGGAGGCATCGCAAACAGCGAAACACCTTACTGTTTGCTCGTCCCCTTACGGTATTTCTTCGGAGTGTATTTCTTGTTTTTCTCTTTGGCGATCCAGTAAGCATCGTTCAACGCCTTCATCGCGCCATCGAGCGCTTCATCACTGAGCCGTCCACCAGCAAACATACCGGTCACTTCACTGACAAGCTCGTCAATATCTCTGGCTGCTTTGGAGCCGCCCTGTTCATGAGCCGCTACCACCAGCAACCCATTTTGCCCAAGCAGATACTCCGGCGTGGTATTCAACGCTTTCGCCAACTTTTCCACAATATCGAGCTTTGTCGGTTTGCGAGTGCCAAGCTCATAGTGCTGGATGGTTCTCGGTGTCACAGATACTTTTTCGGCGAGCTGCACTTGCGTAAGGTTCGCTTCCAACCTTTTCTCTTTCAGCTTATCCTTGAAACTCATAAGGCACCTCTTTCTAAAACAATTATGGACACGAACAGAAATTTCGCAAAAGGCATTGACATGAAATATCTGTTCATGCTATGCTGTAATCAACGCGAACGCCCCGTTCGTGATTATGATACCACACGAACAGTGTGTATGTCAACAGGAATACGGAGGTTATGCCCGGTTTTGCGTAACTTTTAGAGCACATGGAGGTAGGCTATGACGAACACACATTGCCGAAAGGCGTATGTCTCGGTCAACTTGGATGTTGACGAAGAAGGAGTATGTCATCCTCGGTTTATCCGTTGGGAAAACGGCCTGATCTTTCAGATTGACCAAATCCTGTACAAATGCCGTGCAGCTTCTAAAAAAGTTGGAGGCGGCGGTATTCGTTATACTGTGATGATCCGTGGGAGGGAATCGTACCTCTTTCAGGAGGGAACAAAATGGTTTGTAGAAGCAAAGGAGGGAGCCAGATGATTTTATCGCACAAAGAGATTGAAGAAATCGCTGCGGCGGTCACAAAAGATTTTAACGAGTTCTTTTTCGGACCCGATACGGATGGGAGGCGATTGCCTCGCGGTACGCCGATTGACCAGTTTGCCCGTGAATATCTCGGCCTGAATGTTTCGTTCGCTTATCTGTCTGAGGACGGAAGCATCTGCGGACTGACCGCTTACACCGATACCGAGTACATCGTGGAGGACAGAGGCTTTCAGCGCAAAATCCCGCTGCACCGAAACGAAGTTCTGATGGACAGGAACTTTATCGAGCCTTCACAGATTCGCAAGCTCTGCGGGAAAAGGCGGTTTACACTCGCCCATGAGTGCGCCCATCAAATCCTGTTCCAGATGGAGACAGACAAAATCCGGGAAGCTTGTCGGCGGAAATACTCCGCCCGGACAGCCTATTCGCTCCGGGAGCTAAAGACCCGCGAGGACTGGAATGAATGGCAAGCCAATGTCTTAGGCGCGGCCATCCTGATGCCCCAGCGGGAAATTGATCTTGCCGTTGCGTACTATGCCAGAGGCCGGAAACTCGTCAGCTATGATGGAACTTATGCCTATTGGGATAAGGTTGCCCTTGATATGATCTGCCAGCAGTTCGGCGTTTCCAAGACAGCCGCAGTCATCCGGCTGAGACAGCTCGGCCACTTGGAAACACGGCCATACAGCGAGTACAACGATCCTTTGGAGGTGTGGGCATGAAGAAAAGCATTCGTGTCTCAGAGCCTTCACCGGAGATGCAGGAGAAAATCCGAAGGGCGCGATGCGCCATTGTCAACCAGAAGATGCGCATGGTGAAATGTCCATATTGTGGGCATAACGCTATCGCTGTATTCGAGGATTCCCGTGGTCACATACAGGCCAAGTGCAAAGCCTGTGGCCGGGAAACCGTATTTGATGTGATCAACATGAGACGGTTATACCTCCGCCTTCACAGAAGGTAAGGAGATAACAAATACAATTCAATATTTTATAGCTGTGCTGTGGAGCCGCTGATTGGTGAGTCTTCCTAATGCCGCATGAACAGAGTTTTCTAAGCTCTGTTTTATCGGTATGGGAAGATCAGCTCACCGTCATGCGGCTCTTTTTTAGTCTTGTCCATCCGCTGCTCCGAGCCAGCGGAAAGGACAAGACAATGAAAAGAATCCCCAAAACACCCATCGAGTTCGATTACGACCTCTGGATTTCCGAGGATGGCAAGTGCATGGTGCGCGTGAAGGACACCGGCGAGACTACGGAGGTTGACCGCGAGGTCATGAAAGCACTCCGCAATGAGGAGAAGAAGCTCCGTCGCTCCTACGATACCGGGGGAGCATCTGACAGCGAAGACAGCGAGGAAACGCAGCCTTCCACTGTGCTGTCGCTGGACGCTGTGCCGGAAGATGATGTAAAGGCATCCGCATGGCTGGAGTCCCCGGAAAAGATGGAGGAAGACATCATCACCGGCTTGCTCGAACAGGAATTTATCCGCAGCCTGACTAAGCCGCAGCTTGATGTGTACATGAATTGTATGCGCGGCAACATGAGTATGCTGTCGTATGCCAAGCAGAACGGCCTTTCGTTTTCCACTGTCAAAGACACGCGGGATGCGATCAGAAAAAAATTCAAAAAAATTTTTTGAGAGACCCGCTAATTCGCCCAAAAAATGTCCGTTGTAAAGTGAAGGGGTCAATCAAGACCGGCTTCACAGTACCTTGCTACGAAAATAAGTAGCGAGGGCGTGAACCTTGACAAACAGGCTTTCAACGCCTCATGAAAAACCATCGCAGCACAAAAAGCGGCAGGCCAAAACCTGTCGCCGGCCGAAGTATGGTACAGTGGGAATCAGCCTGGTGCCACCACAAAGTACCCCAGCTTTTGCAGTTCGTTCACCATACGGCTGGCCCGTTTGCGCTCACTTTGTTTTCTGCGGATCTCAAAACAGTCTTCGTTGTATGGAGAACCTGTCTTCAACATCGTGTAAATCAGCGCCAGCAGTTTGCGAGCCAAAGCAATCGTTGCACGTTTAGCGCCCTTCCGCTGTTTTATCCTCCAGTACCAACCGGAGAGGTACAAGCTTCGTTTTCCGGAAATGACCCATCCCACCTCACAGAGCATACTCTTCAGATACGGATTACCTTTGTTAATGTGAGCACTCTTGCGTTTTCCGGCACTCTCGTTGTTACCGGGACTCAAACCGGCCCAGGAGCATATATGCTGGGAATCCGGAAAGGCACTCATATCGGTACCAATCTCCGCGATAATGGCTGCTGCCGCAGTTACATCAATACCCGGTATGGAGCACAGGAGGCTCAATGCCTCTTCGTGCTTTGTGATCTCTTTCGTAATAGCGTCCTCCACAGTATGCCGGTGCTGTTCAAGTGCTTCCAAGTGCCCAAATATCATGCGAAGAAAGCCGCGCTGGTGCTCCGAGAGCGAACCGTTCAAGGCAATCAGTATTTCGTCGATACGTTTCCGGGTCTGTGTTTTCAGACACCGATCCAGAGCTTCCCGCGAAATATTTCCGTATTCCATGAGATGACGGATGATGTTTCGCCCGGAAGCGCCAAATGCGTCCGACAGAAACGCTGTGAAGCGGAAACCGGAGCTTTGCAGAAATTTATCGATGCGATTCTTTTGGGCGGTAATGTCGCGAACGATGCTCTTACGATACCGGGTCAGATGCCGCAGTTCCCGGAAGGTCTTATCTGGGATAAAACTTCCCTTTAGTAATCCGGCACGGAGCAATGTGGCGATCCATTGCGCATCCCGCATATCCGTTTTGCGCCCAGGCACATTCTTCATGTGGCGGGCATTCACGACCAGAATGCTGATCTGCCCATCAAAACATGGCTCCAGCATTTCGTAAATAGGCTGCCAGTAGATCCCGGTGCTCTCCATAGCGACATAGCGGCACTCTGCTTCCAACACCCAATCCCGCAGTTTCCGCATTTCCGGGATAAGTGTGCTGAAGGAGCGAATCTCGATTTCCGGATCGGTGCCCAGTTCACCTTTGGCAAGACAGGCAACAATAACGTCACGATGAATATCCAGTCCCATGGCGCAGGTCAATATGTCTTGCATCAAATCCCTCCCTGAATTATGCAGGCTGGGAATTGCCCGGGTGGGTATCCGAACTTTGCTACTCGTGCTCTTCACTTATGTGACGCAACATACTGCTGTTCTCTTGGGCAACTCGTCCACGTTGAACAAACGGGGTGAAAATCCACCAAGGTGCAACCGGACTACGCCTGCTGTATTCAGTTTAGCAAATCCTTCGGTTAACGCACAGACTATATTTTCATTCTCAGCTGTGATGGCATTTCATGAGGCGTTGAAAACAGAATATCCAGTGCTGCGGATCTTTCCTCTTTTCTCGAAGCGACTTGCCTTCTGCCGCCAAGACCTTCCTCACGGAAGCGAGCGATCAGCAGAGAGGCTAAACTGCCGTGTGGTGCGGCTGTTCGCCATGATGGAGAAGTTGGGTATAATGATACTTCCGTTCCCGGATTGCCGGGGGCGGCTCGGAGCGTTCCTCGGAGGGGTGAGAGTCCCATGATACCGATTAACCGTTGGTAGTCCGTAGCATTCCCGGAGCCGCGAGGCTCTTCTGGCAGGGGTGCGAGCTGCAAATATGCCGGAACACGAAACAAACCAATTAGCTACATTCAGCATATAAGTTTTCAGGATGAAAACTATGTGGCGGAGTGTCCCTAACCGGCGCTCCGCCATATCCTTTTGTCCTGAATACAATTCACATCATCAGGGAGGTGTTTGTAATATGATGAGCGTAGAAACCATGAGAAGCGTCAACCCGAAGACGGTTGACCGCAGTACCCTTGTCCAGCGGGACAGCATCCGGCTTGAGCCTGCGGCTGCGCAGGATGACCGGCTGCGGGATTTTATCCGACAGATCAGAAACCCGTATTGCTATCTGGACGGGAAGACCGTCGTGAAGATCAGCTTCTCGAAGACAGACACCACCTTGGAGGACTGTCTGGAACATTATCTGAGAGGACTTTGATTATGAACAAACTGAATCTTTTCGCCCGGTTCTATGGACAAGCGATTGGGCCTGTGATACAATGAAGTCAGGTCAAAAAAGAATACATGGACTAAGCCGCTGCCCTTGAGGGTCATGTGGCTTTATCGTGTTTTCCTCATACAAGAAGCAGAAGCCTTCGTCTTTCTGATTTGATGTATCACACCAAACAGAAAACGGAGGTTATTTTTATGCCCGGAAAAGTTTACCGGACGGCGATTTACTGCCGCCTGTCCCGTGAAGACGGGGACAAAGTTGAAAGCAACTCCATCGCAAGCCAAAGAGCCATTTGCGAGGACTACATTGCACGGCATGACGATCTGGAAATCGTCTGCGAGCCGTTCGTTGACGATGGTTATAGCGGCGTTTCCTTCAATCGTCCGAACTTCAAAAAGCTCGAAGACGCAATCCGCAAAGGCGCGATTGACTGCATCGTGGTCAAAGACCTCAGCCGCTTTTCGAGAAACTACATCGACGGCGGGCGGTATCTGGAAAAGATATTCCCGCAGCTCGGCATCCGCTTTATCGCGGTCAACGACGCTTACGATAGTCTGACCGGCGATCCGCAGTCGGATTCCTTTGTTATCCCGTTCAAAAACCTCATCAACGACTCCTACTGCAAGGATATTTCCATGAAAATTCGATCCAGCTTGGAGGTCAAGCAAAAGAACGGTGAGTTCGTCGGGGCGTTCGCTCCCTATGGCTACAAGAAATCGCCGGATAACAAAAACCAGCTCATCGTCGATGGGGCTGTCAGCGAGTATGTGCAGATGATCTTTGCCATGTACAAGGACGGCTTCTCCATCGGCCGCATTGCCGCAAGGCTGAATCAGATGGGTGTGCTTTCCCCTATGGAGTATAAGCACTCGGCGGGGGTGAAGTTCGATACCGTCTTCAAGACCGGCGACACTGCAAAGTGGACTTACAAAGCTGTCCAGCGCATCCTCACCAATGAGGTATATATCGGTGTTCTTGCCCAAGGCAAGCGCGGTACGCCAAACTACAAGGTGCGCGTTGTGCAGCCGAAAGACGAAACCGAGTGGGTCAAAGTCGAGGGGGCGCATGAAGCGCTTGTTTCTTATGAAGATTTCATGGCCGTCAAGACCATGATGAAGCGGGATATGCGCTGCTCGCCTGATCAGGACGAGGCACACCTGTTTTCCGGCTTCCTGTTCTGTGCAGACTGCCAGCAGTCCATGACACGCAAGACCGTCCCGTCGAAGACAAAGAAATACATCTACTATGTCTGCTCGACGAACAAACATAGCCGGACCTGCAGCCCGCACAGCATCAGCGCAAAAGAGGTTGAGGAAAAGGTGTTTCGCGCCATCCATGACCAGATCGAGCTTGTGGTCAATCTGGAAAAAGCGCTTGAGATGATTGAGAGGCTTCCTTCCCAGAATCGCAAAGCGTTTAACTATGAGGCGCAGATTGCGAAGCTCGAAGAAGAGATTGAGCGGTATCAGAAGCTCAAGCTCCGGCTCTACGAAGACCTCTCGGACGGGATCATCGACAAGTCGGAATACTTTGAGTTCCGCAACAGCTACACCAAGATCATCGAGGAAAAACAGGAAGCCCTTATCCGCGTGAAAAAGGAAATGAAGCAGTCGGTTACAACCGGGGCTACTGAACGAAATTGGGTCACGCTCTTTAAGCAGTATGAAAACATTGAAGAACTGAACCGCCGCGTCCTCATGGCGCTGGTTGACCGCATCCTGATTTATGAGGATCACGCGATAGAGATTGTCTTCAAGTACAAAGACGAGTATCAGCAGACACTTGAATATGTTCTCGGCTATGCCGACGAACTTGCCGTTGCCGGATAAAGGAGGGATGAGCGTATGGCACGAAAAAGCAGAAAAATCGCAGCCGCAGAGCCGGTCTGCGAAGCAGCACCGCTGCAAATCTTCCCGACGGCCATTTATGCCCGTCTCTCTGTGGAGAACAGCGGCAAGTCTGAAAAGGTGGATGTCATCACCAACCAGATCGAGATATGCAAGTCCTATATTGCAGGGTGTCCTTACCTAGATCTCGTCGATGTTTATGTGGATAACGGACGGACGGGTACGGTTTTCGACAGGCCGGAGTTTAACCGCCTGATGACTGACATCAAGAGCGGCAGGATTAAATGCCTTGTAGTCCGCGATCTCAGCCGCTTTGGCCGTGACTACATCGAAACCGGCACCTACCTTGAGCGCATTTTCCCGCAGATCGGTTTGCGGTTTATTGCTATCAAGGAGCACTATGACAACTTCGATACGGACAGCTCGAACGAGAGCCTGATGATTCCGCTGCAAAACATGATAAACGCCCTCTACTCAAAGGATATTTCCCGCAAAGTCTCCACTGCCCTGAAAGCGCAGATGGAGCAAGGGACATTCCAGAAGCGAAACCTCCCGTATGGCTATCGGTGGAATGAAGAACACACAAACATGGTCATTGACGAAGAGACGGCGCAGTATGTGCGGCTCATGTTCCAGTGGAAAATCGAGGGATGGTCAATCCCCATGATCCTCGATGAGCTTGACCGGATGGGAGCGCCAAATACGGAGCTGCGGAAGCGGCAGACCGGAACCCGCAAAGGCGATGGATGCTCCTGCAAAGGCTGGTACAGTTCAACGCTGTACGGCATCCTGACCAATCCGCATTATGTGGGCGATACCGTCCTTGGCCGCTCCATGCAAGCAATCTACAAGGGCATCAAGTCCCATAATGTCAAGGATAAGGACGAGTGGATTGTGTTCCCGAACACCCATGAGGCAATTATCTCCCGTGAGGACTTCCAGAAGGTGCAGGACATCCTCCAAGCGGCTTCTGAGGCTCGGCAGACGAGTATGCAGAAGACCGAAGAAATCCGAGCAACGCTCGTCAACCTGTTCGAGGGTAAAATCGTCTGTGCTGACTGTGGGAAGAAGATGTACTTTCACCGCAAGAGGATCGACAAGGACAAGCGGGGACGCTGGTATGCCTACTATGAGTGCAGCACTTCGGTCACCAGGCGATATGAGCACTGTACCTCTCATTACACGAGGCAGGACACGCTTGAAGCGAATGTGCTTGCAGCGATCCAGCTTCAAGTTGAGGCTGCGCTTGACTATGACAAGCTGCTGGATAAGCTCAGGGGCAGCGAGGGCGAGAAGAACATTCGCGATCAACAGAATGCACTCATTACAAGCCTGAATCTGAGGCTCAACGGCGTTTCTAAGAAGCGGACACGCCTCTACGAGGATTATGCTGAGGGGCTTCTGGATGAAGCGGAGTACTCCTTTGCCAAAAAGAGCTATGATGAACAATACGCTGACCTGTCCCGCCGTCTGGATGAGGCAGTACAGCGCCGGAGCAAGTTCGACGAAGCTATGTCGGTCGATAACAAGTGGATTACCTTGATGAAATCCGTCAGCACAGCAACGCAGCTCTCTCAGGATTTAGTAGACGAGTCTGTTGAATTGGTCAAAGTCCATGAGGGCGGCGCTGTGGAGCTGATCATGAAGTACGGTGACATCTACGAGCTGACCATTCAGAGTATCAAAGAAGTTCAGGAGGCGATGTAAATGAACAAAGACTACACAATCGGCACCTACATCCGCCTCTCTATGGCTGATGAAGATACCGGCAGCGGAAGCAAGGCCGAGAGTGACAGCATCGGCAACCAGCGTATGCTCATCAACCACTACCTTGACAATCATCCTACGCTTTCCAAATATCCGAGGCTTGAGTTCGCGGATGATGGCTATACCGGGACAAATTTTCATCGTCCTCAGTTCTCGGCGATGATGGAGAAAGTCCGGCACGGGGAGATCAACCTGATCTGCGTCAAAGATTTTTCCCGCTTCTCTCGTGATTACATTGAGACGGGCAATTATCTCGAATGCACCTTCCCGTTCATGGGCGTTCGCTTTATCTCCATCAACGACGGATATGACAGCGATGATTACAAGGGAACAACCGGCGGTCTTGAGGTTGTCATGCGCAGCATCATCTATGCGGCGTACAGCAAGGATCTCTCGGTCAAAACGACAACGGCCAAAATCCAGATGATGAAGCAGGGCAAGTATGTGGGCGGTTACGCTCCCTACGGCTATGTGCTTCACCCGGAAATCCGCAACAAGCTCAAGCTTGACCCGGAAGCCGCAGAAGTCGTGCGCAGGGTTTTCGACGAAGCCCTTGAAGGCAGGAACACCTCCCAGATTGCCCTTGGTTTGAACGATGACAACATCCCGACGCCGGGGCAGTATTTCAAGGGGAAACATCCTGACAAAAAGAAATTCAGCTATATGAGCGACAAGATAAGCTGGACGGCCTCAATGGTCTACAAGATCATTATCAACTATGTCTATACCGGGGCAACAGTAGGTCGCCGCCAAAAATCCAGCGGTGTAGGCTCAAGGAAAAGAATCCGGCTGGAACAGGAAGACTGGATTGTTGTTGAGGGGATGCACGAAGCCATTGTCAGCAAGGAAGAGTTTGAACTGGCTCAGGCAGTTATCCGGGGCGGTGTAAAGAAGCCAAAACGCAACCCGCACTATTATCCGCTCAAGGGTCTTGTGTGCTGCGGCAACTGCAAACGCGCCCTGACCCGGCGTAAGAACAGGAATGTGAGTGGGTATTTCTATCAGTGTACGCACTCGACAAATGACCGCGATACGGAGTGTCCGGTTGGCGAAAGATACAGCGAAGCATGGCTTGAGAATGCTGCCTATAATGCGATTGGGCAAATGCTCTCGCTGGCGGAAAAGAAAGCCGTGAAAAATCACGAAATCAGCAAGCGCAGGAAATCTGCGATCTCAGAATGCGCGGACACAATCCGCAATCTGCAAAAGCAGTCCGAACAGCTCAAGGCAGTCAAACTCAGGCTATATGAGAAGTACACTTCCGGCAGTATCGCAAAGGCGGAATACCTCAAGCGGAAAGCAGAGGCAGACGCAAAGATGGCCGAGAACGAAGAAGCAATCCGCAAAGGCCATGAGCGGATGCAGGAGCTTGATTCTGAGCATCCTTGCTCTGATGAGAGGCTTGACGCGGTGCTCGGCGAGTACCAGAAGAACGAGGGGCTTACCTACGAGCTTGCCCATGCGTTGATCGACGCTATCTATGTTCACGGACAGGACAGCGTCGAAATCGTTTGGAAGTTCAAAGACATCTTTGAAGATATGGAGGGAAAGAAATGAATGCGGTGATTTATCTGCGAGTCGCTACGAAAGAACAGATCAGCGGTGACGAAGCCAAGGCCATTGCAACTGTCAAGGCTCAATAGAGATGCAGCAAGCCGTTCACTGGTGGTTGTCCACCTATGAACGGCTTGTAAAATCTCAAAAATTTTTTAGTTCCTACTTGACACAAGAAGATATGTCGAGGTTAGGGCGAAACTACCTGCAAGTGGGAATGTACACGGAAATGATTTTCCCACAGAAAGGTGTCCG